AACAAAACAAAAATAAAAAGCAATAGGAGGAGAGTATGGAAGAAAAAATAGTAGAACTAAGTGAAATGGCAAAACCTGTAATTAATTTTATAAAAAATAATTACAACCCTCACACTACAGTAATAATAAATGAAGATAGTATAAAGGTTGTAACAGACGAAATAAACATTCCGTTAATTAACTAATTTTAATTCCAGGATAAAAAGGTTTTATAAAGCTATGAAAGTATCTACCGCAAGAACCAGCAGAGATTAAACTATAATATCTCTCTTGAGGAACTCCATGATATTGATAAATTCCACCACGATTAAATTCAATTTCAAGAGTATTTTTTTCATAACCGACAGAACGAATGTCTGAAGAATTTACGAAGTTTCGATTCATATAATAACACCTCACTTTCGACAAATTAAAATATTTTTCTCATAAGTTTGAGGTGATTATATCAAAAATTAAATAAGAAATAAAGAGAGGAGATGAGAATATGCAAGAGAAAAAATCAACAAAAACATATGACGAATTGCCTGAAACAATAACACCATATGATTATGCAGATTGGCGAGGATGTGGAGAAAGTAAAGCGAGAGAGAAGTTTAATAGTAAAGATTTCCCACGAATTAAAGGAATGGGAGTAAAACAAATAGCTGACAAAAGAGCTGTTTTGCTGTACGAACTAGGACTAAAAGAAGAAGAAAAGCAAGAAGTTTTAAAAGAAATCGCAAGAAAAATTATATAGAAAGGAAACAAAAAGATGAAAAGATCAATAGAATTTATTTTAAAATCAATAATTGGACTAGCTGTATTAGTAATAACAGCTTGTACAGCTTCAGGAATAGTTAACTATATAGCAAATCATTTCACAATAGGAATGGTATATGCTGTATCCATTATAACAATAATCGCTCTAATAAGAGCAGAAAGGAGATAAAGATATGTTTAAAACAAGAAAAGAAATGCAAAGTTTAATAGATGCAAGTAGAAAGTCTTTAGCAAATGCAGAAGATGAAATTACTCGAAGAGAAAAACTTATTGAAATGCAAAGAAATGAAATCCACGAATATCAAAAGAAAACGAAGTATTACATCAAGAAAACAAAGAGCTAAGATTTGACAATGAAGAACTTAGAGAATTGTTTAACAAAATAAAGAACTTAGTTGAAATCAATAATTATAACAACGAAAAAATAATTTTAGCAAAAATTAAAGAGCTAGTAAATGATTTCGACAGCATTACTAACTCATAGAATCACAAATATATGAACTCCTGTATCTATTATACAGGAATTAGAAAGGAAAGTCAAATGGCAAAAGCAGTAGGAATTATAAGAAGATTAGATGATTTAGGAAGAATAGTTATTCCAAGAGAGATAAGAAGGAGCTTAAAGATAGAAGAAGGAGAGCCTCTTGAGATATTACAAGTAGGAAATAAAATTGAAGTTTCAAAACAAAAGTCAAATACTTGTGCAGAGTGTGGAAGCTTTATAGAAGACAGTTATAAATATTGTCCTAACTGTGGAAAGGAAATTAATATCAAATGAGTAGAGAGAAAGATTTAGAAGATATGCAAAAATTTGTAGACGAATATGCAAATATAAAGGAAAAATTAGAGGACTTACTAGATGATACAACTAACGAAGATTTGAAAGAAGAACTGAATGGACTAATAAGTGCATTAGAAGAAGATTATCAAGAACAGTATCAAGATTTTATTGAAAGAATTGATAAGTTAGAAAATGAAGAAGAAGATTCACTAGTAAGAGAATATTATTCGATGAGGTTATAAATTATGGAAATAAAAGAAATGAGTAATGAAGAACTAATGAGGCAGTATGCAGGATTGCTTATTGAGATTGATAACAAATATCAAGCTAAAAAAGAATTTGAGAAAGAATATAAAGATAGATTAAGGGAAGGGAGAATAAAATAATGGCAGAAACAAACTTAACAAAAAATAAGGCTGGTTATGGCTATAAATATACAGATCTAGCACAAATACACGAATATTTAGAACAAAACAATATGAGATATTATCAATATGTAGAAACAACTGATGGTAAAGATTACATCATGACAGTGCCAATTATAGACGGAGTAGAGCAAAAACCAAGAAGAGGAGTACAAATTGTAGATGCAGTACTAGCTGGTATAAAGAATCCGGCACAAGAACAAGGTTCAGCTACCACTTATGCAAGAAGATATAGTTTGCTTATGGCTTTTGGACTTGCTACTGAAGATGATGATGGTGCAAGTTTAAGTAAATCTAAAAACGAAAAGAGTAATAAAAATGTTGCTGACAACAAAATCAGCGAAGCAGATGCAAAAAAAGTAGAAGAAATGATGCATGAGATGGGTTGGAATGTTGAAGAACTATTACAAAAAAATTATAAAATATCAAATACTTCAGAATTAACAACAAGTCAATATGTAAAGATATTAGAAGCAATAAAAAAAGCAAAGGAGGCAAAACAACATGAATAAGGTAATTTTATTAGGGAGACTAACTAAAGATCCAGATGTTAGATATACACAAAGTACAAATACAATGGTAACAAGTTTTACATTAGCAGTAAATAAAAGATTTGTTAAGCAAGGAGAAGAAAGACAAGCTGATTTTATAAACTGCGTTGCATGGAATAAGACAGCAGAATTTGTAAGTAAATACTTTAAGAAAGGTCAACAAGTTGGGGTAATAGGAAGAATACAAACAAGAAACTACGATGATGAACAAGGAATAAAGCATTATGTAACAGAAGTAATTGCAGAAGAGGTTTATTTTGCTGGAGACAAAAAAGATGCAACACAAAACGACATACAAACTACAGACGATTTTGAGATAACTAATTCAGACGATTTACCTTTTTAATTTGGAGGCAGATTATGATAGGAACAGCAGAAATATTAGTTAAATGGTTATTTAATCAAAACAGAGAAAAGTTATTTGAAGTTAAAGAACACAAAGAAAAAAGAACTCTAACACAAAATGCTTATATGTGGAGCTTAATTAATGAAATAGCAAATAAAATGCGATTATCAAAAGAAGATACATATTTAAGAATGATAAAAGACTATTCACAATCAATGCTAGTAACAATAAGAGCTGATATAGATGTGTCAAAGTTCTTTAAGTATTACGAATTTGAACGAGAAGCTAAAATAAGCGGAGTAAACTTCAAAATATATAAAGTATATGAAGGCAGTTCTCAAATGGACCAAAACGAGTTTAGAGTGCTTTTAGACGGTGTAATACAAGAAGCACAGCAACTAGGAATACCTACATTAACACCAAGTGAAATAGAAAAGTTGAGGTATATAGAAAATGAAAAAAGAATTTTGGAAAGATATTAAAGGTTATGAAGGATTATATCAAATTAGTAATTATGGAAGAATTAGAAGTTTAAAGTTCAGAAACAATGTTTGCGAAAAATACAGAGTAATAGTGATGAAACCAAATCTAAGAAATGGATATCTTGTTATAAATCTCAGAAAAAACATGAAAAGAAAAAGTTTTCAAGTGCATAGATTAGTTGCACAAGCCTTTATAGAAAATCCGTTCAATTACCCGATAGTGAATCATATTGATTATAATCGACAAAATAATAATGCGGAAAATTTGGAATGGTGTACACAAAAACAAAATGTAAATCATTCAACATGCAACATGAAAGGAATATCGCATAATATAAAAAAACAAAATTATGGAATCACATACAGAGAAAAACAAAATAAATATGAATTAAGTATAAAGAAAAAGTATTATGGAAGATATAGGACCCTTAAAGAAGCAAGAAAGAAAAGAGATGAAGTTTTAAATGAACTCAATATTGCAAGATAAAAAAGAATGTTTTAGATGCCATAATGCAGACCAATTAGAAATTCACCATATATTTTTTGGCAATGCAAATAGAAAATTATCAGAAAGAGATGGATTAAAAGTTTATTTATGTGCTAAACACCATCGTGGTGTTTATGGAGTACATGGAAAATACGGAAAAGACTTGAACTTATATCTAAAATAAATAGCTCAAAAGACTTGGCAAGAGTATTACAACAAAGCAAAAGAAGATTTTATAAGAAGATATGGAAGAAATTATTTATAAAGAAAGGAGGGCATAGAATACAACTTATAAAATTCTTATAAGGTTTCTATGTCCTTTAAGTTTAAACGAAAGGAGAAAATAATGGAAGGCTGGATTAAAATTTATAGGCAAATTAGAAATCATTGGATTTGGAAAGATAAAGAGCCTTTCGATAAGCGAAGTGCTTGGATTGATTTATTGCTGTCAGTTAATCATAAAAGTAAAAAGGTGCCTTTTGAAAATGATTTTATTGAAATAGAAAGAGGACAAACTTTAACGTCAATAAAACAATTAGCAGAGAGATGGAGTTGGTCAAGGCATAAGGTAAGTGATTATTTAAACCAACTGGAACAGGACACTATGATAGTACAAGTTAGGGACACAAGAAAAACTCTTATAAGTATTGTAAACTACAGCAAATATCAACCTGCATTAGAAGAAAAGGACATACTTGGGGACACACTTCGGGACAGACTTGGGACATAGTAGGGACACAAACAAGAATGATAAGAATATATATTTATATTTATTTAATAAATATAAGGTCGAAAATCGAAGAAGTTTTTCAGAGTATATGAAAAAAACAAAAGAATTAAGAGAAGACGAAAAATGGGATTTACTTACTAAAGAAGAACAAACAAGATTAATGAGTGAAATATAAAGAAATATAAAGGAGAGTGAGCACAAATGAATACAATAACACAAACAACAAGACAAATGAGTTTTGATGATATACAAGATAAGGCAAAAATAAGATACATACAGATATTGAATAGATTGGACAAGCCTAAAACGGCAAAAGAGTTGGCTGTGGAGCTATTTGATTTAGGGTTTATTCCTAGCACGGAAAGGAATTACACCGCACCACGCTTGTCAGAGTTAGAAGATATGGGAATGGTTAAAGCGATAGATAAAAAGAAATGTGAGTATACAGGGAAAACAGTAGCAGTTTATGAGAGAACAGAAAAAGGATTCATAGCGTTAAATATGAACCACATTTCGAGAATTGATTAGGAGGGAAGAAAATGTTTGAATTTTTTAAAGGAATGATAGAAAAGGTAGGCGTTAAGTTGGTAAGTGATTTTACGGAAAAGCTTATAGATTTTATAAAAGGAGTAAAAGAAAATAGTAAAGAAAGTAATAATGACAATGGGGAAGATTTTATCAAAATAGGTAGTTCAGGATATAGAGCACAAATAGGTAGTTCAGGAGATGGAGCACAAATAGGTAGTTCAGGAGATGGAGCACAAATAGGTAGTTCAGGATATAGAGCACAAATAGGTAGTTCAGGAGATAGAGCACAAATAGGTAGTTCAGGAAATGGAGCACAAATAGGTAGTTCAGGAGATAGAGCACAAATAGGTAGTTCAGGAGATGGAGCACAAATAGGTAGTTCAGGATATAGAGCACAAATAGGTAGTTCAGGATATAGAGCACAAATAGAGATTTCAGGAGATAATTCAGTTGGCTTCGCTTGTGGATATAAGTCGATGATAAAAGGAAAAAAAGGAACTTGGTTCTCACTTGCAGAATACAAAAAAGATGATAAGGGAATATGGATTCCAGTATTTGCAAAATCTGCGCAAATAGGGAATAAAGACTATAAGGACTTTAATGGCAAGACATTAAAATCAAAGGTGTATTACATATTATGGAATAAAGAATTTTATCCAGTAGAAAATTATGATGGCTTGTGGACGATTAAGTTATCAGAACATAAGAGGGAAAATATAACCATAATAAAAGCTATAGACATAGACAACATATATTATGACGATGAAATAAAGCCAATATATATTGCAAAAGAAAATAAATTATCAGCACACGGATATACAGTAAGAGAAGCAATAGAAGACTTAACATTAAAGAAACTAGACAATATAAATGCAGATGAAATAGTAAAGAAAATAAGAGAAACAGGAGTAGTTACAAGAAGTCAATACAGAGCAATAACAGGAGCGTGTTCATTTGGAACTAACAAGTTTTGTGAACAACATAACATACAAGATTTAGAAGAAATAAAGATTGAAGAATTAAGAAAAATTCTTGTAGATGATTATGGCGCAGAAAGATTTTGGAAATTAATAGACGGAGAATAGCCTATGAAACAACTAAAAAAGAACACACTCTGCTATTACTGTTTAGGTTGTAATAAACAAGAAGAAATAGATTATAAGCCAGTAATGAGATGTAAAGGCTTTGTACCAGGAGTTGAAAATTGGCAAGAGTTATTAAGAAAGGAATTACAAAAGAAATGAGATATAAATTTGAAATCTATGAAAAAGCAATAGGAAAAGAAAGGCCAAGATATAGTGCTAAAACTCATAGAATGTACACACCAACGAGGACAAGTACTTTTGAAGAGAAAGTAAAAAGTGCTTTCCTAGAAAAATACAACATAGAGATAGTCCCAACAGAAAAGTCATTAGAAGCAATAATTAAAGTATATTTTGAAATACCTAAAAGTTTCAACAAAAAGAAAAGAACTTCGTTGATGTATACTCCGTACGACAAAAGACCAGACTGCGATAACCTGGCAAAATCAATATTGGATGCATTGAATGGGTTAGCTTACAAAGATGACAAACAAATTACATATTTATCAATTGAAAAGTTGTACGGAGAAGAAAATAAAATAGAAGTGGATTTGGAGGAAATATGCGAATACCAAAAATAATTAGCAGAGAACGGACACGAATACATATTTGTACAGCAATGTAACGATAACATTTATTTGTATAAAGAAATGTTGCATCGGATACAAAGAATGCTTCAGTAGAGATGAGTTAAAATCAGTTGAAAAGAGAAATAAAAGGGGGCGACCACCAAAGTATGAGCAAAAATAAAAGCGTTAGACAAGAGCTAGAACGATTGTACGGCAAAGAATGTTTTATAGACAAATTACATTTAAGAGAAGAAACACAAAAAAGGTACACAGGAAAAGGTCAATTTAAGCGAATGAAACAGCTTACATATCATCATATTAAGATGAGAAAAGATGGAGGGAAAGCTACGGTCGAGAACGGAGCATTGCTATCAACAGAGAATCACGCGTGGTTTCATAAACAAACGCAAGAAAAACAAACAGAAATGAACAAAGCATTTCAACAATACAAGATGACAATGGCAATAGTGACAACTACAGGAGTACAGCAAGCAAAAGAAATTGAGTTTGATATGAGTGACTGCATAACAATACCATTAGAAAAAAATCGAGAAACAACTAAACAGCGTAGAGCAAGGGAAAAAAGAGAATTAAGAAAAGAAATGGAGGAAATAGAACTATGAAAAAGAAAGACATTATAGATGTAATAGTAATAGCACTATTTATATTGATATTAGCAGTATATGATGTGTACATAAGTGCAGACAACGAATTGAAAAGCAATAAAATAAATGAATTAACGAACAAAGTAGAGCAACAGATAGAGCTTATAGATGCTCTGCAACAATAGGAGGAGAAGATGAAAAAATGTAAATTAGATTTATTTAATAAAAAGAAGATAAAAGAATTAGAAGAAGAAAATTATGAACTTCATAACGATATAGAAGGATATATAAAAAACGAACGAATTTGGAGTAAGCAAATAGATAATTTAGAAAAAGCATTAACTAATACAATGCAAGAAAATCAAAGATTGATAGATTGGGTAATGAACATATTAAAAGAATTTGGAACAGTAGAAACTGGAGATAGACAACATATAGAAATACCAATACATAAACAAAATATATGTAGTGATTATGATAGAAATTACATGGGTGTTTTTGAGAAAGAACGAATAGAAATACCTTCAATAACAATAGTAAAAATGGGATAGGAGTAAAAGATGAATAGAGAAATAAAGTTTAGAGCGTACGACAAAGAATATGAAAGAATGACATATTTTGATGACGAGGATTATTTATATCATTATCCGTTTATTCTGAGGCTGGAACAAGTTTTCAAAAAAGATAGTAATTATGATGATTATGAAAATTTTGAATATAAAGATGTTACAGATAAAATTGAATTAATGCAATACACCGGACTACATGATGAAAACGGAAAAGAAATATATGAACGGAGATATTATAAAATGTGAACAATATATTGGAGGTAATTTTGTTGATTATTGTATCGAAAAAGGATTTGTTGAGTTTAAAGATGGAGAATTTGGATTACACAGAAGACAAGGTTATTACCAGTCGTTAAGAAAATTTATAGAATATGATTATAAGCTGGAAGTAATTGGCAATATATACGATAATCCGGAATTATTGGGAGGAGAATAGATATGTGGAAAATAAGAGAAATAGAACGGATTTGAAAATTATACAATAGACACAGATGGAAAAGTATATACAAAAAATAGACAAAAATATTTAAAACAATATAAAGATGGTAAAGGATATTTATATGTTCTTTTGTATAACAAAGAAAAAAAGAAAACAATAAAAGTACATAAATTAGTAGCAAATGCTTTTTTAGGAAAGAGCAACTTACAAGTAGACCATATAGATGGAAATAAGTTAAATAATAAATTAAATAATTTAGAGTATGTAACACCAAAAGAAAATATAAGGAGAGCATGGGAAAAAGGTTTAGCAAAAAATACAGAAAATCAAAGAAAAATTGCAAGAAGAACTATGTTGAAAAAATGGGCAAATTATAGACAAATGAAGAATAAAAGCTTAGAGAGGAGTGATACATAGTGAAAACAGCTGAATACGCTTTATATAAAGGAGAAAATTTATTAGATATAGGAACACTTGATGAATTGCAAAAAAAGTATAAAGTAAAAAGAGAAACATTATATTTTTATCAAAGTCCTGCACATAGAAAAAGAGAAAGAAAGGGCAATTTTAGAGTGTTAGTCAAAATAGTTTAAGAGGTGTTTTAAGTGAAAGAAAAGATAAAAGATAAAAAAATATATTTTAAATGTCCAAAATGTAAAAAAATAATCGAAAGGTCGAAGGATAACCCTTTTATAAAATGGAAATTTTTACATTTATTTTGTGAGAGTTATTGCGAAAAACATGGAGAAAAAGTATTGATGAGGAGGTGTTTTAAGTGAAAGAAAATAGTATGGCAATAAATTTTACAGATGAAGAAACAATTATATGTTTTAATGGAGTTCAAATACACATAAGTAAAGAAAACTCAAAGGAATTAGCACATAGAATTTTAGATTATTTTGAATGGTACGAAGAAGAGGAGGACGAGTAGTGGAAAATAGTATAGAAAAAGAAGAAGAAATTTTAAACAACATAAAAGCATATATGCAAGAAAACATTGATAAAGGTTATCATAAATTTGTTTATAATGATTTAGGATATGACGAAAAATGTGTAGATGTTATAAATGCAATAGATCATATTTTATCAGATTATAAAAGAGTATTAAAAGAGAATGAAATTTATAAGAAAAATTCTGAAATTATGTCAAAAGAAAATTTAAGTACAGCAGAACAATTAAAAGTAGAAATAAAAGAAAATTTTAGGTTAAAAAATCAATTAGACTTAGTAGATGCAAAAAATATTGAAAAAGATAAAATAATAGATTTAATGGCAGAACAATTAGGAGGACTAGCAATATTTGATATAGATAAAAACGAAACATTAATTTTAGGAGACAAAGAGGAAGTAAAACAATATTTTAAAGATAAAGTGAAAGGAAAAGAATAATGAGTATAAATTATATTAAATGCTCAACAGATTTAAGATACACATACGATAATTTAGATGAAGCAATAAAAAACTTCAGTAGTAATACAACAAAAGAAAATAAAGAAGAAGTATTAAGCAGAATATCAGATATACAAAAATCATTATCAACGCTTAAGTGCGTTATAAAAAATATATATTTGGGAGGGAACGAATGAACAGAGAAGATTTGAAGAGCTACAGACATAATCAAGAATGGATTAAAGGAAGAATAGAGTATATAGAACAGTATAAAGCAAGCATAAATAGACTAAACAGTGTGTTGTCAGATATGCCGAAAGGAAGTAGAGAAGTTCAAGATAGTGAAGCGGAAAAATTAGCAGTATTAATGGACAGCATAAATGATTTGCTCGATAAAGTAAACGAAGTAAATAAAAGACAAACACAGATTTTAGAACAATTAGACAAGGTAAAACAACCATATAAAAATATACTAGATAAATATTATATACAAGGAAAAAGTTTAGTAGTTATTGCAGCAGAAATGGGTTACAACTATGAACATATAAAAAGATTGCACGGAATAGCTTTAAATATTTTTGATAAAATACAATAATGCTACCAAATGCTACTGAATGCTACCACAAAAAGTGCTATAATAGTATCGTGGATACATAAGTAAGACTATATAAACAGGAAGGACTAACGAAAAGTTGGTCCTTTTGACATTTTTCGACAGCATTTGCAAAATAGATCATATATAATATCTTCCGAAAAGGAGGTGGCATATATGAATCAAGAATTAAAAGAGATATTAGAGAAAATGCAAAAATCGTTAAAAGTAATTGAGCAAAAAAATGAAGTACCTTATTCTATTAAAAGTTTAGACGAAATTTATGAGAAGTTAGATAATATCATAGAATTACTTGAAAATAATAAAAACAAACAAAAATAAGAGCTTATCAAAAGATAGGCTCTATTATTTATGCTATTAACTAATACTAGATAAGTTAATATATATGTTGCTACTAGGCAATTCTCCTTTAAGAATATATAAAAGGCAATTCTAGTTAAGCCTTTAGATGTACAGTAAACAGTGATATAACATAGAATGCAGATTGACAATATAAGTCGATTAATTTTAGATTGCAATATTCTATAACTATATCATTGTTTAGTGTGTATTAAATAACGAAAGAGGTGTTGTTATGACTAACGAAGAAAGATATGAAAAGTATATAGACGAGAATTGCAAATATTGCAAGAATAGATGTAATAATGAAGATCTATGTGAAATACGAATATTTGTATGTAATGATATCATAACAACAAAATGTGTGTATTATGAAAGAGAAAATTAATTACGAAAACTGTATGAAATATAAGTGTGAACAATGCAAATACAATGTACAATGTGAAAAGGAAGAGAAAAGATATGAAATTCAAAATAAACAATACAGAGTGGACGATAGAAGAAGTAGACGAAGCCACAATAAATAATGAGATGAAAAATGATGGAACATTAGGAGTAACGATATATAAAACTCAAAAAGTAATGTTGCTAAAAGACCAAGCAAATATAATTAAAACATTAAAACACGAATTAACTCATGTGTGGTTATACGAATATGGACATAATCAAAATGAAGATAAAACATTTAGTTATGAAGATGTATGTGAAGTAGTAGCAAGTAGTAATGATTTTATAAATGAGATAGTAGATAAGTATTTTAAAGGAAATAAAGATTAAATAGAAAGAGAGGTAATCTTATATGACAGATGCACAAAAAAGATTTTGTGATGAGTATTTAATAGATCTTAATGCGACAAGAGCATATAAGGTTGCTTATCCAAAATGTAAAAAAGATGAAACAGCTAATGCAGCATCGAGTAGAATGTTAAGAAATGTTAAGGTACAAGAATACATATCTGAAAAGCAACAAGAAATAGAAGAACGTACGGAAGTAACACAAGATATGGTAATAAAAGAGTTAGCAGCAATAGCTTTTTCAAAGGCAAGTGATTATGCAAAATTGAAGAAAATGAAAAGAAATGTACCAGTATTTGACGGAGAATATATAGTTGATTATAAGGAAGAAGAATATACTGGAATAGAGTTTACTCCTACAGATGAATTGACAGAAGAACAGAAAAAAGCATTATCTGGGATAAAAGAAGGTAAATTTGGAATACAAGTAGATTCATGTGATAAAGTTAAGGCTCTTGAATTGTTAGGAAAACATTTAGGAATGTTCAACGACATAAATGTAAATATGAAAAATGCTGTACAAGTAGAATTGGTAGATGATGTTAGTGAATAAAGAAAGAATTAGTTTGCAAGAACTGATTGGAAAAGGATATGCAACACTTTGGAACTTTAAAGGCGATGAAGCTATAATAATGGGTTCAAAAGGTAGTAAAAAATCAAAAACTATAGCTTTAAGGTGGATGAAACTTTTAAAACAATATCCTAGAGCTTGTTTACTAGCAATGAGAGATACAGCACTTACTATAAAAGATAGTGTATATGCAGATTTAGTTTGGGCAGCTAAAAAAATAAAAGTTTATGCCGAATGGAAATTTACAACAAATCCATTGTTAGCGGTAAACAAATATACGGGGCAAAAGATATTTTTTAGAGGATTAGACGACTGGGAAAAGTTAGCATCAATAACAATAGATGACCCTAATCTAGTTTTATGTTGGCGGTTGGTTTGAGGAAGCCTTTGAAATAGATAAAAAGGATACATATGATAAAGTAAAAATGTCTATAAGAGGTAAAATGCCAGAAGGTTATTTCAATCAGACTGTTGCAAGCCTTAATCCTTGGAACGAACAACATTTTATTGTAAAAGAATTAACAAGTAAATTAACACCAGATGAACAGATACTAATAGAAAAAGGTAAACAAGAATTAATAGTTGAAGATGAACAAGAATTTGAATATCAAGGGAAAATGGTAAAAGAAAAAGTAAGCCAACTATTAATGATAACAAATTATAAACTAAATGAATTTTTGGATGTTAAAGACTATGCTAGATATGAAAAAAAGAAGAAAGAAGATTATGAAGATTACAAAACATCCGGCTTAGGAATGCCTGGTGTAAGTAAAGGTTTAATATTTAGAAATTGGCATATAGAAGATACAGAAAAATATAAAAATACATTTGAATTAATTAGAAGAGGTCTGGACTTTGGATATAGTTCAGATCCTTCTGCTTTTTTGCAATTCAATGTAGATCTAAAAGCAAAAAGAATTGTTATTTTTGATGAATTTGGAGCTACAGAATTAACAAATGAAATGTTAGCAAATGAATTAAAAAGAAGAATAGAACCATATGCATTAATAAAAGCTGATGCAGCAGAACCTAAAAGTATAGCAGAATTAAATAATTTAGGAATAAATGCAATACCAGCACAGAAAGGACCTGATAGTGTGTTACATGGAATTAAATGGCTAAAAGGGTTTGAAATAATAGTTGATCCTAAATGTAAAGGATTAATAAATGAATTAGGATTATATAGGTGGAAAACAGATAAACAAGATAATCCATTAAATATACCAGAAGATAAAAACAATCATTATATAGATGCACTAAGATATGGTAGTGATGATTTATATTTAAGAAATTAGGAGGCAGTTAGATGGCGATAGAAAGCAAAATAATAAAAGAACTAATAACTCAATTTAATATGTCAGATGTAAAAAAGAAAATGCTAGAAGGCGAAAGGTACTTTAGAGATAAAAATGATATATTAAAAAAAGATTTGAAAAGTTATACAGTTTTTGATCAAAAAACAGGAAACAAAAAGAAAATTGTTAACGAAAATAAATCAGACGAACATATACCTCATGGTTTTTATTGGAAACAAGTAAACCAAAAGAAGATATATGTATGTGGGAAGCCAATAACTATATCATATAATAGTCCGGTTGATGAAGAAAAGAAAGATACTGCTAAAAGAGCTGAAAAGAAAATAACGAACATGGTGTGGAATACTTTAGGCGCTAACTTTGAAAAGCTTATAAAAAATAGACTAAAAGAGGCAAGCAATAAAGGAAGAGCATGGCTACATCCTAATTACAGAAATGGAAAATTAGTATTTGAAAAATATCCATCAGAAGAATGTATTCCTATTTATGATAATGAAACACAAACATATTTAACGGGATTTCTACATTTTTATACAATACAAGATTTAACAGGAGATAAACCAGAAGATAGAATATATGTTGAATATTGGGATGAGAAAGAAGTAAGATATTTTATTGAAACTAAAGTTGATAATACAACAATATATTTAGAAGATGTTACTAGAGAAAGACCAGCATGTCATTGGTATAGGGAAATATACGATAATGCGTTAAATAATCTAAAAGGCAAAGAAAAGCATAGTTGGGGCAAAGTACCATTTATTGAAATAGAAAATAATGAAGAAAAAATGACAGATTTAGAGCCAATAAAACCACTAATAGATGCATACGATTTGATAAATAGCAATTTTGTAAATACGGTAGAAGATTTAAAAGAAATTATATGGTTAATTAATGGTTATGGAGCAGAAGATTTACTTGCGTTGATAGAAAACTTGAAGGTTAATGGAGTAGCAAGAACAAATGATACAGCAGGAAAAATAGATGCTAAATTATTGCCTATACCATACGAAGCAAGACAAGCATTATTAAAAGGACTAAAAGAACTTATATATGAATTTGGTAGAGCAGTAGATACAAGTAATAAAGATTTAATCGGACAAGCTCCTAGCGGTGTTTCATTGGAGTTTTTGTATACAGATTTAGATATGAAAGCTGATGATAGTATAGGAGGACTTACAAGTGCTATATATGAGATTTTGTGGTATGTGCTACAAGATTTAAAAATGCAAAACAAGATACCACAAGAAATAAATGAGTTTGATTTCAAAATTGAATTTAATAAATCGAGAATATTTAATGAAAATGAAAAAATAAATACATTAAATAGTGACAATATATTAAGCACTAGATCAAAGCTTGAAAAACACCCTCTTTGTGATGACGTAGAAATAGAACTACAAAGATTAAAAGAAGAGCAAGAAGAAAAAATGAAAATGCAACAAGAAATATTTAATAATGCAGGAGGATTTGAAGATAATCATAGTAATGAAGGTAATCAAGAATAGAGGTGATTAAATGGCTAGAAAACCTCTTGATTATTGGGAAAAAAGACAAACAGAATTAATGAAACGACTAGAGCAAGGTACTGAAAATACTATAAAAGGATTAATAAAATCATATGAGCAAGCAACTAAAAATATAAATAAAGAAATTAGTAAAATATACAAAAAATATAGTAAATCAGATATATTTGATAAAAAAGTTTTAAATCAATTGTTAAATAAAAAAGAAACAGATATATATAGAAAAAATTTATTAACTACAATAAATAACAATATAAAAAATGAAGATATTAAGCAGAAGATGTTATTAAAATATAACTCATCTGCTTATTCTTTTCGTATATCAAGATATGAACAGTTACAAGAAAGTATAGATTTAGAATTAAAAAAATTAGCAGACGTAGAACAACAAATAACAGAGATTAGATATGTAGATACAATAAAAGAAGGATATTATCACAATATATATAATGTTCAGAAATTTACAGGACTAGGTTTTAATTTTTCACAAATAGATAATAAAACAATAAATTTATTATTAAATGAAAAATGGACTAATAATGCGAAATTTTCTCAAAGAATATGGAAAAATAGTGAAAAATTAGGTAATTATTTAAAAAGACAATTAACTGCAGATACAATGTCAGGTAAGTCAATACAAAAAATAGCATCAGAATTATCTAGTTTTATGAATGTAGGCCTATATAATGCTACTACATTAGTAAGAACAGAAGTAAATCATTTTGCAAATGAAGCTGAAATGTTATCTTATGAAGAATTAGACATAGAAAAATATAGATTTATAGCAACATTAGATAACGTTACTTGTAAGCATTGTGCGGAACTAGATAATAAAGTGTTTAATTTAAAAGATAGGCAACCACGGAAAGAATTATCCGCCAATACACCCTAATGATAGATGTACAACGGTAGCAGTATTTGATGATGATATAACAGAAGGATTACAAAGAAGAGCAAAAGATGAAAATGGAAATACTATATTTGTGCCACAAGACATGGATTATCAACAATGGTATGAACAATATGTAGATAAAGATGAAGGAATATTACAAAAGATATTTAATAAAGATGGTAAAATAGCTTATAAAGATATTACTAAACAAAAAAATAATATAATAAACATAGCATTTAAAAATGAAAATATAAAAAATATTGCTTTAAATACTAACATTAAGTCAATAAAATTTGGTGGAAATAAGGCATATCATAGAAATGGAAATATAGTTTTAAAAACAGATTATAATAATCATACAGTAAGACATGAAATAGCTCATGCAATAGATTATAATAATAAATGGTTATCATCAAATAAAAGATTTAAAGACGCTATACAGAAAGACAAAAATATAATTTTAAAAAATAAAGAATTATATAAAAATATCATTAAAAATAATAGAAATTGCATAGAATTAAGTGATATAATGAGTGGGATGACACACAATGAAATAAGTGGCAGATATAAACATAATAACAAGTATTGGAAAAAAGCAAACAAGCTTGAAAGAGAAATATTTGCTCAAATGTTTACAACGGCAGGAAACGAAGATTTTAAACAACTAGAAATATTTCAAAAATATTTACCTAATACTTTTAGAGAATTTGATGATTTGATAAGGAGGTTATTATAATGTTTGTTGAGCTAATAGATGAAGAGTTGGAACAAAAATTAGATGAATATGAAACAATGTTTCCAGAAGGTTTTCCATTAATGCAGTTTGATGGAACAAAACAAAAGTTAATAGAGGAAATAGACAAATGTATTAAAACAAAAAAAGAATATGATACGAGCTTCTGGGATAACAACCCAGATATTGAAACTTAAATTAGTTATTAATATTTTAAAATTATATAATAGGTGCTTAATAAGTTAAATGAAGGATACAAACCTTAATTTTCGAACAAACTAAATTGAGGATATAAACCTTACAGCCTATACCAAATAAAGTCGTAGAAATACGGCTTATTTTTATGCCGTTTTTCTTGTAGTTAGGCTAACAAAATAAACAAAATATTACTCATTTGCTTGTGAGAATAAATAAAAAGCAACTTTTCGTACTGGTAGCACCAGAATAAAAAAGCTAGAAAGGTAGGACCAATTATGGAATGGTTAAAAGAACTATTAAAAAATGCAGGAGTAGAAAATGTAGATGAACTAGAAGGAAAAATATCCAAAGAACTACCTAAATATTTTAAACCTGCAAAAGAATTTAACGAAATTAATGAAGAATTAAAAATAGTTAAAGGAGAAAAGAAAACATTAGAAGATGACAAAAAGAAAGTTGAGGACGAGTACAACAACTTTAAAAAAGGCTCGATTAGTCAAGCTGATTATGAAGCTAAGAAAAAAGAAATTGAAGACAATTCAAAAGCTGAAATAGAAAAAGTAAGGCTAGAAAGCAAGATAGACTTAGCGATTAATAATGCTAAAGCTAAAAATGTTAAATCAGTAAAAGCAAATCTTGATTTAGATAAAATTAAGTTAGACGGCGACAAGCTTTTAGGATTTGATGATCAAATAGAGGCATTAAAGAAAAGTGATGCATATCTATTTGAAATTAATAAAAGTGTAAATAAAGGATTAGATGATGGAAATCCAAATAAAAGAAAAGAAGATGATGGAAATTACGACGATGACGATTTAGATAATCTATCAGATGAAGAATTTTTCGCACTTCAAGAAAAAAATAATAAATAAGAAAGAAGGAATTAATTATGCCAAACAAATTATTAACATGTCAAAGAATAGCAAGAGAAGCATTACCAATGCTAGTAAATAACTTAGTAGTACCTGAGTTATTCTATACTGATTATAGTAAAGATTTTGTAAAAGAAGGAGACACAATCCAAGTTGAAAAACCAGCTCAATTCGAAGCAAAGGATTTCAAAGATGAAGTAACAATTCAAGAAATCAACCAAAAAAGTGTTCCTGTTGTAATGGATCATATTGCAGATGTATCTGTAGAAATTACATCTAAAGAATTAACTTTAGATAGAGTGGCATTTAACGAAAAAATATTAACACCTATGATGGAGGCTATTGCAGAAAAAATCAATAAAGAAGGTCTTGAAATGTACAAAAATGTTTATAAAACATTAGGTACAGCAGGAACAACACCTTCAACAATAGAAGTGATGGCAAATGCTAGAGGATTATTAAACAAAGCTAAATCTCCAATGGGAAATAGATATGCTGTATGGGATCCAGATGCAGATGTAAAATTCTCTACAATAGATGCAATTTTACATGCTGAAAAATCTGGAAGCACACAAGCGTTAAGAGAGGGATCTATTGGTAGAGTACAAGGATTAGAAAACTTTATGTCTCAACAAGTTGCAGTACACACAGCAGGAACATTTACTAAAGTTACAACACCAAAAGCAAATGCAAAGGCAAATAAAGGAAGCGACACAATAGTTCTTAAAGGAGGAACTGCTGCTGAAACACTAGTTAAAGGAGATTTATTAGCAGTAGATGGACAACAATATGTTGTTACAGAAGATGCAACAGCAGACACAGGAGTAATAACTGTAAAAGTATATCCATCAGTTGTAAAAGAAATTGCAGCAGATACAGAGGTAACATTTATAGATAAAACTTCTGGTGGACATGTTGCTAACTTAGTATTCAACAAATTAGCTTTTGCTTTCGTATCAAGAGCATTAGCATTACCAGTAGATGGTAGAGATTCTTATGTAATTTCTTATAAAGGATTAAACCTAAGAGTTGTATACGGATACGATATGAAAACAAAGAAAAATATGCTATCTATTGATACTATTTATGGATTTGCACCATTATATCCATCATTAGCAGCAGTAGTATTAGGATAATAAAAGGCAGAGAAATCTGCCTTAATTTATTTATTAGGAGGAATAAAAAATGAAATGTCCTAAATGTGGAAATGAATTTTCTGAACCAATACTTCCTTTACATATGGAAAGATGTATTGAAGAAGAAAAAATAAAACAAAAAAAAGAGACAAAACCTCCTAAGAAGTAGGAGGCTACTATGGATTTTTTAGAAGTAGTAAAAGAAAGACTTAATATTTCAAGTTCTGATCAAGATGAAAAAATACAAGGTTATATTGATGACATTACTAATAAAATAAAATCTATTTGTAATAGAATAAATCTACCACAAGAATTAGAGTATTTAGTTATTAGGTATGCTATGAATTGTGTAGTGTTTTACAAGAAAGGATATGGAGAAGGAAAGCAAGTTATTTCTTCTGTTTCAGACAATGGACAATCAATATCTTTTAAAGATGTAGGAGCAGTTACAGCTGATGATGTAAATATGGATAAATACATAGAAAAAAATAAAGATGAAATATCTATGTATGCGTATATGAGGTGGTAATTATGCAGATACCTGAAGTATTTAAACAAGTAATAGCTGATACATTTTATGACAAAGATATAGAAATATGGACATCTGGAACAATAAAAGATGATGAAGGCTCTATAATAGGAGATGGAAAACTAGATAAAATAGATAGTTTTAAAGGGAATTTTCAATTTTCTACAAGAGAGTATATTCAACAAGAGTATGGCAAAGAAATACAAGCCAATGCGATAGTTACTTGTAACGAAACAAAAGCCCAAATAGGCAATATTCTTATATATGATAATGAAGAATATACCATCAAGAGTTTAGTGCCTTCTGATAGCCATATAACTCTTTTAGTGGAGGGATAATATGGCTAGTATAGAAGGATTAGATGAATTACTTGCAACTCTATCTGAATTAGGTGGAAATGCAAAAGAAAGTTGTAGAAAAGGGCTTGAAAGAGGAGCAAAGAAGATACAAAGAAATGCAAAGTATTTAGCACCTGTTGATACTGGTCAGCTTAGAAACTCTATAAAAACTAAATCTCAAACTACACAAGAAGGGGCAGAAGCACAAGTTTTCACGAATGTTGAGCATGCACCTTATGTTGAGTTTGGAACAGGTCAGAGAGGAGCCGAAAGCAGTATAGATAGACCGGAACGGAATATCTTATAAAGCTGATTGGAAAGGGCAACCTGCACAACCATATTTAACTCCTGCATATTTACATGCGAAAAATACAGGAGAAGTAGAACAAGAAGTAATTAAATCAATAGAGCAAGATATTAGAAAGTTAGGTGGTAAATAATGATTAATCAAAAACCAATAGTATATAAAAAGTTAAGTGAATTAGAAACAGAAAAGGAAGCAAAACAAGTATGTGAAGACGGTTCACAAGATTGGTCAAAATTACCATGTGTAACTTATCTTGAATTACAAAATGAACCAGCAGAAGATGCTGATGATGAAGAATATTCAAGTGCATTAGCAATCAAAGCTGATGTTTGGGGAAACTCATCTAGTGAAGTGTCTAAATTAGCAATGCAAGTAGTTGCGAAAATGAAAGAAATAGGCTATAAAAGAACACTATTTTTAGATGTAGTAGACTTAAATAGTAAACAAAAACACAAAACAATGCGTTTTGAAAAACAAGAAATTTTATAAAGGAGGACATTTATTATGTCAAGAAAATATTTAAAGGGTTTTAGTAGATTTAAAATATTTCCTCTTACAGAAAATACTGAAACAAAGTATATTGTGGGAGAAGGTATTTTAATTCCATCAGCGCAGAAGCTATCTAAAGAAATAGATTCTAGTGAGGATAATATATATGCTGATGATGAGGTCTGGGATGTAGATAAACAAGTTAATGGAGAAAAATTTACATTAACTTTAAAAGAGCTTCCAAATGATTTAAGAGAAAAATTAGAAGGTGGGACATATTCTGCAGAATCTAAAGAATATGATTTCTCAACAAATAGCAATGCGCCTGAGTTTGCTTGTACATACAGAGGATTACTAGCGGATGGTACATATCGTATGTTTAGACAATATAAAGCGAAAGTAACCAAAGTAAAGATGGATTTAGAAACTAAAGGAAATGGAAACAACGGAGCTGTCGAAATAGAAGGTATGTTTATGTCTCGTTCTTGTGACAATAAGTTATTTACAATCAAGGACACAGCAGAAGGAAATGCAGATCTAACTTGGTTAGATTCAATACCAGAAATAAAACCATCAACAGGAAATAACTAAGAGAGTAGAAATACTCTCTTAGAGTATATAAAGGAGAAAAGGAAATGACAAACGAAAATAAGAGTTTAGCAAAAACTATAAAAAAATATGGTGTAGAGATTAAAAAGATGCCTTGTGGCAAATATTTTGAAGCTCTACAGACTTTGAAGGATTTGCCAGAAGACTTCATAAAAGAGTTATCTGACAATGGACAAGATTTTAAGCTATCAGAAATGTTTACAGTAGAGAATATAATGACATTAATTACAAAATTGCTAATTATATTACCTGATTTTACATTTAATTTTTTATCGAAATTAATGGATATTGATAGAGAAACGTTAGAAAATCAACTTACACCAAAAGAAATGTTAGACATTATTAAAGATTTCTGGACAATAAACGAACTAGAAAGTTTTTTCGTTCAAATGAAGCCAATAACACAACAGATTGCGATGCTAATTGGCTTCAGAAAACAATAGCAATTTGTATTAAAATAGGAATAAGTAAAAAATCTTTTATGGAAGATTATTACCCTAGTGAAATCCCTATAATTATGCAAGAATATGCGCAATTAAATAAAGTAAGCAATAAGGATGAAGAAGAGGTCGGTGCAGAAGATTTTTAATAATACGACAAGTTTCGACAGACTTCGACATTTAATATATGTTATCCTTACATTAGGAGGGAATAATATGAGTAAAAATATTTTGAAAAATTGGAAGTTGTGGGGAGTAATATTGGCTATAGTTTTAATTTTATTAGTAACAGTTTGTATACTAAATAAAAATAAGGAAGTTAATTCAGAAGCTATAAACAGGTATTATTATTATATAGGAAAAGAAATAAAATTAACTAAAAATATGAAAAGAGAATTGTATAAAAAAGTAAAAAACGATATTATGGATAGTTTAAAAACACCATCAACAGCAATTTTTCCAGAATTTAAAAAGTGGAATATAGATGTTAATTCTAATAATATTATAGAAATAAGTTCTTATGTAGATAGTCAAAATAGTTATGGTGCAATGCTGAGAGCAAACTTTGAACAAAAATATATACTTCTTAATAAAGATAGTTATTTATGCATTTATAAAAAGTTTGATGATGAAATAGAGTTTGATATAACTGAAAGAGCAGAAAATAAGAAAATTATAAATAGAAATATGACTAAAATAGAAATAGATAATTTTATAGCAGAATTAGGGAAAAATCCATATAGTACGTTATATAATAAAGTTATAGATTATACATTTAATGAAGAAACGCAGCAGTTAGAAATGAATTTAAAAATTACATCTCAGTCATATGAAGACTTGAAAAATCATTGCTATTTAGCATTAACTGCTGCTATAGACGAATGTATTTGTATACCAACTATAAAAACAACAATAAATGTATATTTTGGAGAGGATAATGAACAACAAAAAATCGCAACGGTAAAAGATATTGATTTTAATTTTATTATAGAAAAATGGAACGCATTATGCAGTATAGGGCTAAATTCCGATCATCTAACTACAAATTTAGAAGAAGAACTGGGAGAAAAACTTATTCAAGAGCATAGAATTAAAAATATGAAAGTGGATTATTGGAATAAATAATTAACAGAAGTACTTGCTTTATTAGTAAGTGCTTTTTATTATGCTTAAAAGGAAGTGAAAAAATGGCGAATCAAACTACAATTGGAGAGTTATCGATTAACTTAAAAATGAAATTAGAAGGACTTGAAAAAGGTCTTGAAACAGCTAGAAAAAAATTGCAAACTTTAGAAGAAGAAAACAAAAAAATAGAGAGTAGCAATAAAAATTTGGATGCGAGTTATTTAGCGATGTCAGTTACAGCTGTATTAGCATTAGGAAAAATAGTTGGAGCAATAAAAGAATGTGTTGATGAGTACAATTCATATACCCAAGCAATGAGTTCATTGCAAAATGTTTCCGAATATACTGGGCAAAGTATGCAAGATTTTGGAAACATCATGAGTAAGTTTGGTTCATATATGACAAAAGCCGATTTGGCGACGACTATAAAGAACTTTTCTTTAATGGGATTCACAGCAGAACAAACTGAGAAAATGATAGAAGCTTTGACAAATTCTGCAATAAGAAACAGAAATGCAAATTATACTGTATCAGAAGCTGTAAGAGTGGCATCAGAAGGTTATAGACAAGGGCTATCTACTTTGTCAGATAGTGCAGGTGTTACTGAAAATTTAAGTGTAATGTTAGACAATTATGCAAAATCAATAGGAAAGACGGCAAGTCAATTGACTGATGCAGAAAAAAATCAAGCATATTTAAATAGAACAATGTATGCAGCAGAACCTTTTGCTAGTGCAATGTCTGATTATATGGACACTTTGGCTGGAAAACAAGGACAGTATAGCCAAGCTATGAGAGAAACTCAGGTGGCTTATTCTGAAGCTCTTGAGCCTATGATGGAGAGTATGTTAGAAAGCGGAACAGGAATATTAAATTTTGTAAATGCTTTAATAAGTGCTAATCCGACATTAACAGCAGGAATAAGCACTTTTGTAATAACATTAACAGCTGTAACTGTTGCCTTGTCAGCTTTATCAAAGGCCAAAAAAGCATATGCGGCGGCGACAGGAGTTGCTACTCTATCAACAAAAGCGTTTACAACAGCATTATTAGCCAATCCAATATTTATAATAGCAACAACAATAGCAACTGTAATTTCTGGAATTAGTATGTTGTGTTCGGCGATAAAAGAAAATGAAGAAGCTCAAGCAAAATTGAATGAAACTACAGAAAAATACAAAAAAATTAAAGATGGAACATACGAGTATACAAACGAAAATATATCTTCTGTTGAAAGTGATACTGAAGCCATTAAAGAACAGATTACTTTGATGGAAGAATTGGTAGATATACAAAAACAAATAAATGAAATAAATGAACGAAGCAAAGATTCAACGGGCACTAGTCCTACTGGCTATAGATATTCGGATGAAGACTTGAATAAAATACAAGATTTAAAGCAAAAATTAAAGGAAACAAACAAAGAGATAAATGATGCACGAAAAAAAACTCAGGATTATGGACATTCATTAAAAGAGCTAAATAACAAGCTAAATGAAAACACGAAATTTTTGTCTGAGGCAGACTCTATAAAAAAGATAAGTAAAGGATTAGATGTAGAAACTATTAAAAAACAACAACAAGAGGCTGCTCAATTGAAAATTAATGCTCAAACGATACAAAAGTATTTAGATATAGTAAAAAAAGGAGACGCATCAACTAGTCAATACCAAGAAGCAGTAAAGCAATTATCAAAAGCTTATCCAGAAGCAGCAAATGCAGAAGGAATTATAATAAATCAGGCTCAAAAACTGATTGATATGGAAAAATTAAAAGCTGATACAACTTGGGCCTCTTCTCAACAACAGATACAATCATATATAGATATAATAAATACTGCATTACAAAGTGAGAGCACACAGAAGCAGATAGCACAGAATATTGGAATAAGCTATGAAGAATTAACTCCTAAATTACAAAGTGTATTAAGCTTGTTGCAAATAATGGCCGGATATCAAGCTACTGATGTACCAAACGTAACACCAATTTCAACATCGAATACTAGAGCAAGTAGTTCTGGTAGCTCATATTCAAATAAACGTTTAGATAATTACAAAAAAGAAATAGAGCATAAAAAAGCACTAGATCAGATTAGCGTACAAGAAGAAATTAGAATGTATGAATATGCATTGCGTAATTATGCAAAAACTTCTGATGAAAAAATGGAACTAAGAGAAAAGATATATGAGTTGAATAAAGAATTGGCTCAAAAAGAGAAGGATATTTTAGACCAACAAACGGAAGATTACGAAAATTACATTCAACAACAAAAGAACTTGCGTGGAGCTGCATATGACATAACAGAACAAAACAAAGACTATGATAATATAATTCGTATGCATAGAAACTATTTGAATCAAATAATGAAGGACGAAAGACTTTCTCTTGAAGAAAGGAAAGAAATATACAGAGAAGAATTAAATACAATACGTAGTTATGAGCAACAGAAACGCGATTTAAGAGTAGAGCAGATAGATAATACCGTAACTCAATTAACAAATGCTATTACTAAACAATTAGAAGGAATGCAAGAAAAAGATAAAGAAGCAATAGACAAAAATATTGAAGAAGTTGAAAAGTGGAAAGAAGCTCGAATTAATGCAATAAATGCTGAATATGATGCAAGAATTGAATCAATAGAAAAAGAATTAGAAGCATTAGATAAAGCAGAACAACAAAAATCAAGAGATGAAGAAGATGCAGAATACGAAAAGAAAAAGAGAAGATTAGAAGAATTAATTGCGTTCGAGCACGATGCAACAACAAAAGCTAATTATCAAAAAGAATTAGATAAGATAGTATTAGAATATCAAAAAACGTTAGATAACAGAGCGTTAGAAGATAAAAAGGAAGCTTTAAATGCACAGAAAGATTTATTAAAAGAAGAACAAGATAACAAGATACAGGCTGTTGAAGATGAAGCAGACAAACAGAAAGAATTATACAATAAACAACTAGAAGAATTAGAAGATTATTATAGTAAGCAAATAGACAAAGCGCAAGAAACAGCAGAAAAGATGTTGTTAAATGCACAGGAAAATCAAGATAAAATTCTAAATCTTTTAAAATCGTACGGAGATGCATATGAAATTACTGGACAAACTTTAGGAGAAAAACTTGCACAAGGCATCAATGAAGGTCTTGCAAATAAGATTGAAAACATCATACAAAGAATACAGGATACAATAGATAGTGGAATAGAAAGCAAGTTGGCAGAACTTGCTGGTAGTTCTTATAGTTATGCGGCAGGAGCAAACAAACCTCAAACAACAAGTGTTAGCGTTACTCAAAATAATTATATTGAACAGAATCCGGAGATGCCAAGTGAAACATATAGAAAATTAAATAATGTAAGCGAAAAACTAGCAGAACAACTTGCAGGGATATAGGGAGGCGATAAAATGCAAAAACTAGAAATAATTAATTTAGCACTAAATGAAAATGTTGTGTTTGATAGTGTTGGAAATATAGAAGAAGACATTTTATTATCTCATATTGAAGGATTAGGCCATCCTCGGAGCTACATCACAAAAGAGTCAAGGAGTAAATCAAGATGGCTGTAACAGTGAAGATAGTCTGTTAGATGCAAGAATAATTAAAGCTAAAGTTACTATAAGAACTAAGAATAGAGCTAAGTTATACGAATTAAGACGTAGAATAATGAGAGTAATAAATCCTAAAACATATAATTCAGACACTAATAAAAGAGGCGAGTTACTAATTTATTATACGAATGATTATAAAAAATATAGAATATATGGTAAAGTTGAAGATAGTGCAGAGTTTAATGATAGAAAAAATAATCATGATATTGCAACTATCTCTTTTTATTGTCAAGATCCATACTGGCTAGATAAGAATGGACAAGATATTGATATAAAATCAGTTTCGGGAGGATTAAAATTTCCGCTAACATTAGCAAATACATTTTCAAGAGTAACCTTTTATAAAGAAATTGACAATGTTGGAGATGTGGAAGCTCCGATCCAAATAGAGTACGCAGGACCTGCTAAAAATCCAAAAATAACAAACAAAACAACAGGAGAATATATACAAGTAAATATGGATATAGGAGAAAAAGAAAAATTAGTAATAGATACACGAGAAGGAAAAGAAACAGTTAATCTTATAACACCGAACGAAATAAAAGATGTATACAATGAGATAGACTTAAGCTCTACATTTTTTAAACTAATAGTGGGAAAGAACTTAATAGAGTATAGTTCAGACATTGAAGGCGCAAAAGACAGAGTAACTATTAAAGACTATACAAATAAGTATGTGGGTGTATAAATGAACTGTATAGAAATAATAAACACAAACTTTGACTTGCTTGGCATTATTACTAATTATGAAAGTTTAATTTGTATATGGAATTATTATGAATGTGGAACTTTTGAACTAACTATTAATAAAAACAAGGCAAACACTAACAAACTAAAAAAAGACAATATGCTAATCGTAAATAAAAGGGATGACAAGATATTATTAATAGATAAAATAGTAACTAGTACTAATAAGAATAGCAAAACAATGAAAGTAACAGGAACTTGTATAAAAGGAATTGCAAAAAGAAGAATAGTTGCTACAAACGGATACGATAGAGTGTCAGAAGATTATGCCGAGAATATACAAAAGCATTATTTAAAGAAACACTTAGTAGAAAGTTACTATGATAATATTAGAACTCCAGAAAGAGATATTTCTTGGATTAAAATAGCACCAACACAAAATAGAGGTATTAAAACAGTATGGCAAGCAAGATTGACCAATTTGCACGATGAAGAAAAGCATATTAGTGAAGATACAGGATTAGGCTGGTATGGATATTTAAATAGAACAGAAAAATGCATTTATTTTGATAGTATAAAAGGAACAGATAGAACAGTAAATCAAATCGAAGATTCAAATACATATGAAGCTTTAAAAAGTATGACACATCAACAATTGCAAGCATATACACACGAGCAATTACAAGGAACAATAAAGCATCCTTATATTGTTTTTAGCGAAAAAAAGAAAAACTTGCTTGAAGGAAAAACAACAGACGACAATTCAAATTATAAAAACGTTGGATATGTAGCGGGAAAAGGCGAGAACGAAGATAGACTAATAACTGTCTTAGGTACAGCAAAAGGCTTTGACAGAAGAGAAGTTTTAATAGATTTAAATAATATAGCAGATCCAGACGAATTAAAAACAGAAGGACAAAAAAAGTTAGATACATACAAAATAATTCAAAGCATAGAAGGAAAAGTATATCAAATTCCAAATATGGAGTGGGAAAAAGATTTCTTTTTAGGAGATCTAGTAACACTTGAAAGTGACGGAATATATAAAGATAAACGTATAATTCAAGCAAAAGAAATATACGAAAGAAATAATAAAACAGTAGAGCTAGGGTTTGGCGATAAAGTTCCAAGTCTAGGAGAAGAAATAAAAAGAATAATTACAAGGCCTATTAATTAGGTCTTGTTTTTACGGAAAGGAAAAATTATGGCAGGAGAAATAACATTAAAAAGTTTCCCTTTTGATAGTCAGAAAGTTTTAAACACTTCAAGTAATCAAATGGAAGATGATAGATTATATGCTGCAGAAATATTTAGAGAATATTTTGCGAAATTTTTAAGCAACGGGGTTTATTATGGACATTACAAGAATTATGGCGAAAATTCAATGAAAGTTGTAGCAAATGGTGGCTTAAACATCAAAGTTTTAAAAGGCGCAGGAATAATTGAAGGTGTCGATTTTGAGAATGAACAAGATAAGACATTTACATTAGAGAGACCAGTAAGTGGAAGCAGAGTTGATAGAGTAATCGTAAAACTAGATAAAACATTGGCTGTAAGAGCAACACAATTATATATTAAATCTGGAACGGGCGAAACACCTGCATCATTACAAAGAGATGACAATATATACGAAATATGCTTAGCAGAAATAACAGTTCAAAGTACTTCTAATGTTGAAGCTTCAGACATTGTTGATAAAAGACTAGACAAAACACTTTGTGGAATAGTTAACTCACTAATTACTGTCGATGGAGAAGAATTATATCAGAAATTTCAAACTTATATAGACTCTGTTACAGAAAATTTAGTACGAAAAGATCAAGCAAATGTTACTATTACAGGAGTATTTCAGGACAAAAATGGAAAAACGAGCAAAAACGATTTTACAGATGAATTAAAATTAAAACTAGAAGGAATTGAAAATAAAGCAACTAAAACAGAGATAGAAGATTCACTAACGAGTGATAGTCCTTCAAAAGCATTATCAGCTCAACAGGGCAAGAAAATTAAAGAGATTTTAGATGAAAAACAAAACAAAATAACAAGAGGAACATCTAATCCTACAGGAGGAAAAGATGGAGATATCTATATACAATATTTTAATTAAGGAGGAAATATAGATGAGCGTAAGCGTAGGAGTAGATTGTCATGAAGTAAAAACTATTCCAGCCAATAACACTTCGTCTGTGTATCTTAAAATCTGGGTAACAACTTCAGGAGATTCATATAACGAATATACTCGTTATGGTTCGATATGGTTTAATGGAGAAAAAGTAGATGTTGAGTATACATTGCCTAAGAATACGTCTACTGTAGTATATGAAGGTACTAAAGAAGTATCACATGATAATAATGAAAATGGAAGTTGTAGTTGGGGATATTCTTTGCCTACAACTCCATCAGGCGGCACAAAAGAAGATGAAGGCAGTATATCTTTAAGTCATATAGATAGATATTGGTCTATCACAGAATTTAAAGTACAAAGCAAAAAAATAAATTCATTAGTTGTTAAATGGGCAACATCAGATCCAAGAAGTGCTACATATTTTTCGATTAATAATGGAGAGTGGCAAGGTTCTGCAACATATCAAGAATCAGTTTCGACAGACAAAAAAAGTGGAACATTTTTAATAAAAAACTTAAGTCCAAACACAAAGTATTCATTAAAAATTAAATGTGCAAGAGAAGGTTCTGGACTAGAAACAACAAGTAATTCAATAGAAGTGACAACATATGATATTGCTAAAATAGTTACATTAAGCAATTTTGAACACGGAAGCAATGCAATCGTAGTTATTACAAATCCTGCTTCAATATCAAATTTAAATTTAAAAATGAAAATAGGAAATACACAAATATTAAGCAGAACTATATCTGAAGGAGAGAACACAATATCATTCTCTGATGCCGAATTAGATAACATCTATAAAAAATATGGAAATGAAAATACTTTAGTGGCTACATTTATTGTGTCAGGAGAAGAATATAGTAACTCTAAAGAATGTACTATTGTACTTAAAGGAAATCAAAAAACGATAAAAACTAATATAAATAATGTGTATAAGAGAGGAAAAGTACTAACCAATGTGGCAAACGTTTGGAAAAGAGGAATTGTTTGGACAAATGAAAATGGCAATTGGAGGAGGTGTGGATAATGGCAGATTACACTAATCATTATAACTTAAAAAAGCCTGCAAAAAGCGAAAATTATGATGTAGATGTAGCAAACAATAACAACGATATAATAGACGAAAAACTGTATGGCAAAGTTGATAAAAAACCACGGAAAAGATGTATCAAGCAATGATTTTACTGATCAATACAAGGCAAAGCTAGATACAATACAAGAGATATATAAATATAAAGGGTCTGTTAGTACATATTCTGCATTAGCTGAGATAGATAAAAAAGAAACAGGGGATGTTTATAATGTAATAGAAAATAGTAAGAATTATTCTTGGAACGGAGAAAGCTGGACCGAGTTGGGTGTAGCTGTTAATCTTGATGACTTAGCAAAAAAAACAGACTTACAACAATATGCTACAAACGAAGAACTTAACAAAAAAGTTTCTCAAACTACTTTTGATACATTTCAAGATAATATGGAAAAAGCAATTACAGCAATAAAAGTAGAAATACTAAAAGAAGAAAATCCAGTCGGACACATAAGATTTGAAACAACGAATGCAAATCCTGCAACTTATCTCGGTTTTGGTACTTGGGTACTATGGGGGCAGCGGAAGAGTACCCGTTGGTGTAAACACAGAACAAACAGAATTTAGTACAGTTGAAAAAACAGGAGGTTCAAAAACGGCAAACATATCGCATACTCACACAATAGCTAGTCATAACCATAACGGAAACACAGGTAGCACTGCATTGACAGTAAATCAGATACCTTCACATGCTCATGATCTAGGTGTAAAAGTAACAACTAACAATGGAGACTCTTCAGCCGAAGCAGATCAAATTGTTGTAAATTGGTCGAGTGCTAAACATTTTAGCGAGTACAACGGAGGCAAAACCGGTGGAGGAAAAGGACATACTCATACTATTTCAGACTCAGGGGAGCAAATTACAAATTCAGCAGGTTCTACTTCATTATCATTACTACAACCTTATATTACTTGTTATATGTGGAAAAGAACTGCATAAAAAGAAAGGAAAAATAAAAGATGATACAAATAATATTAGCTTGTATAGCAATAATACCTAGCACGGCAACATTAGTAGTAAATTGTTATCAAAATAAAAAAATAGATAAAATTAAGGAATTAAAAATAGACATCGATAAAGTGAGACTTGAAAACGATAAAACTTATTTAACAGATTTCTTGTCTGAAATCGAAGCTGGACAACCTAAAACAGAGATTCAAAAAAAGAGAGCGTATGAGGTATATGAAGAATATACAAAGCTTAATGGAAATTCGTATGTGCATAATAAATGGGAAGAATTAGTAAAGAGAGAAGTATTGTAAAAGAAAGGAGAGGTAATATGAAAGAGAAATTTGCAAAACTAATCAATGTAAAAAGCATAGTAACAATATTATTAACATTAGTTGTGTGCTACTTATCAATAGCAAAAGGATTTGACATTAAAGAAATATATCTAATGATCATTGCTTTTTATTTTGGAACACAATTAAAAGAGAATAAAACTGAAAGTGAGGGAAAATAGTATGAATAGAACCGCAAAAGCCTTGAGGCTGTACACACACACACACACACACACACACTAGTATTTTTAGCGAACAAAATTTGGGACAAGGAGGAAGTGTAGAGAGCAACAGAAGTTAGCAATACTTCCTCGTGATTGCAGATGATTCCGAAGTGTAGACAAATTGAAAAGAAATTTGATTACTTAACGAAAGAACAAGTTGTTGGAAAATGGATAGATGGGAAGAAGCTTTATAGAATGGTTATAAAGACAACAACTCCCACCGTTGAGACAGATAAAACCTCAGTTTGGAAACAAGTAAAGTTGAACAACATTGATTATGGAAAAGTCGTAAATTGTGATATGAGATTAATAAGCAATGTGAGTATATCGTATCAGTCGATTTTACATTTCACTAGTACAAATAATCAATCTTTATATTTACGTGCGTATTTTACAATTGTTAAGTCTAATAATAATGGCTTGCTAGAAATTGTAAGTAATAATACACAATGGAACGGTAATGAGACAATTGCTATAGTTGAATATACAAAGTTGGAAGATAATTAATTTGCAATCGCTCTCAAAAAATAAAATGATACCTATCACAAAACAAATAAAAAATCAGATAAATAATAATGAAAAAGAACAGATTAAAACAGCTGTGTACATTAAAGAATTTATAAATGTAAGCACTTCTACAAATGTTGCTTTCAAAACAATGTTCCCTAATTTAAGCTTGGATAAAGTTGTATGTTTTAATACAGAAATTGTAAGTGTATATGAAACATGGGATAGGGTTTATGCTAATATTCTATATCAAGCGACAACCCCAACGAGTGGAAGAAGTGGGGAATTACAAATAAGAAGTTTTGCTTCAATTCAAAATGTAGTTGTTAGAGTCACAGCATTCTATAAATAATAAAAGAAAAGAGGAATAGTTATGAATATAATAGAAACTAATTTAGTTTTTAGAGAAATGGATACAAGAAGAAAAACAGAGCAAACAATTTTACATCACGCAGCAGCAACAATTTGCTCTCCAGAGGATATTCACAGATGGCATCTTGCTAATGGTTGGGCTGGAGCAGGTTATCACTTTTTAGTTAGAAAAAATGGTACAATATATAGACTTCGTCCAGAGGATAAAGTAGGAGCACACGCTTATGGCTCAAACTATAATTCAATAGGTATATGCTTTGAGGGTAACTTTATGGAAGAGGAAATGTCAGAAGTTCAAAAGAAATCAGGACAAGAATTAGTTGCATATATTAAGAATAAATATGATATTACAAGAGTTGTAGCGCATAGAGATGTTTGTTCGACCGCTTGTCCAGGCACAAAATTTCCATTTGAAGAGATTGCAAATGGAAGTAATGAAATTATATCTCAACCACAAGAAAACGCAAATATGAACAATATCGCAAAAATTCAAGCTACTTTAAATGAAAGATATGGTCTAAATATCGCAGTAGATAATATGTACGGAAATGAAACAAGAAAAGCATTAGTTAAAGGATTACAAACAGAATTAAATAATCAATTCAATAGAGGTCTTGTTATTGATGGAATATTTGGAAATAATACATACAATGCTTGTATAAATGTACGCAGAAAAGCAGAAGGCAATATAACATATTTAATTCAAGCAATGTTAGTATGTCATTCATTCGACATAGATGCGGACGGAATATTTGGACCTGCAACAGAAAATGCAGTAAAAGATTTTCAATCAAGAAATGGACTATCAGTAGATGGAATAGTCGGAAAAAATACTTTTAATAAATTATTCAAGTAAAATTTGGTAGGAGCAATCCTACCTCTTTTTTTATGCCTGAAATGGCTATTTTCAAGGCATAAAAGTATATGACTAAAAAATAAAAACGTCTTAAATCGCAACCTCGTGAGTCGATTTTTTGGCTATTTTGAGGGAAAAATCGAAAATTAGCAGTTTAAAAGAATTAAACAAAAAGTGTTGACTTTTTTTATATTAATGATAATATTATTGTACATCATAATAAACATTTTGATTTTATGTTAATTTTGTGATATAATAATATATGGAGGAGATTATTATGGATAAAGAAAAAAGAATTTATTACACAAATGCAACAGGAGTGGAAGTAACAGGAATAGATATAAAGTTAAATATAGATTACAAAAGTAAAGACGAAACACTTAATTTATGTGATATTGTTTTCAGCCCAGAACAAGCAAAACTAACTAGTATAATGTTGAATAAAGCAATTGAAGAATACGAAAAGAGAAATAGAAAGATAAATATAGACATAAAAGCAATAAATAAGAGTGAAGGGGAAAACGAGAATGGAGGAGAAAGAGAATAAACTTGTATTCGAAACAGTAAGTGCTGTAAATGAAATAACAGTAGAACTAACGATGGAGAAGTTCAATAATCATATAATTGTTAATCATCCAGAGATGCAAGGACACGAAAAAGAAATAGAAGAAACCATTAAAAAACCTACAATAGTATATAAAGCAAAAACTTTTCCTGAAAAAAGGTTACATTTTATTAGAAAGACGAATAAAAAAGAAATTTCTCAGTACAATAATGTAATAGTTGAATATAATGATAATAACAAAAGAAGTGCACATGTTACTACAAGTTTCTACTCTGATGAAATAGGTAAAGGAGGTGGCGACTGTGTCTACTTTAACTACAACAATAATATCTAATTATGACAAGGAAGATGATATTCTGTATTTAAGCATAGGAAAACCAACGCCATCGATTACAAATGAAATAGAAGAAGGAATATTAATCCGAAAAGACATAAAGACTAAAAAAATTGTAGGCGTTACTATATTAGATTATAAGTATAGAAAAGACAAAAAGATGAAAATAAATCTTCCGAAAGAATTTAATTTAGATGAAGTGAAAGTTTAAAAAAGACTAGCAATAGTCTTTTTTTTCACGATTCGACAGATTTTGCATAGTATATTTGCTATAATAGAATTAGGAGGGACAAGCCTATGAAAGAAGTAAAAAAGCTTGAACTAATGATAAAGAACAATAGTAGATATGAAGAGATCATAGAGCAAAGTCAAAAGATAGATAAGTACATAGACAAAATAATTAAGGGAGCATTATAGCTTCCTCATATCTATATTAATAAGTAAATCTATTATCTGGCTAATTTCCAACGCCTCAGGCGAATTTATTCCGTATTTTTCCATTCGCCTATACATTTCTTTCTTCAATTTACTTAACTCAATGTCAGAATAAAACAAGTCTTTGACGTCTACATTTAATGCAGTAGCAATAGAATAAAGAGATGACAATGTAGGATTTACACGCTTATTGTTCTCTAAGTTGCTTAAATATGTGCGTGATATATCTGTCATATGACTTAATTTTCTTATACTTATATTTTGATTCTCACGAATTTTCTTAATATTAAATACAATCATAAAATACCTCTTAAATTAGTATCTTATAATTGTACAATTTTTATACATTAAAGAAAAGATGCAACTCCCAGAGGACATTTTTGTCGAACGATTTTTCTTGACATTGTCGAATTTTGTTATATAATTTAGATAAAGAAAAAAAGAAACGCGTTTCTCCGAAAGAAGGAGAAGAAAATATGAAAAAAGATATAGTAATAAACGAAGAAATTTATAAGAATTATAAAAGTGAAATAAGTAAAGAGAATGACTATTTCACTCAAAATGAGTTGCAAAATTTAATGCAATTTTTAATGCAACGCCAAGAAAAAGTTATAAAAAACGAAGAGAAAATACAAAAAATAATATTTTGATAACATTACAAAAATGGCTTTAAATGGCACTTTATAAGAAAATATAAAAAGCGAAGAGAAAACATAGAAAGGGCTGTTATATAGCCGAAAGACCTTAGGAACCAGTGTCAACGACGTGGGGGTTCGAGTCCCTTCATCCGCACCA